ACTAACCATTTATCTGGAATTGGGCCTGTGTATTCTCTCCAGATATTTAACCAATCACCGTCAATCTCTAATAAACGTTTTACTTCATCTGTATCAGCGTCTTTCCTGTATAAATCAGCTCCGTTTTTATCTAAAAATGCTACCACTAGCAAATCATAATCATTTTCCGGCAAAGATCCTTTATGTACGTCTATACAGTGTTTGAAAATTGAATTAAATGAGTTTTCGTAATCTTCAACCGGAGGGTTAGGGGGTTGGTTATTTTGAGAGGTGTGATTTTGAATACCTCTATCTACGAATCTAATACCTGCGTACCTTTCGTATTCATCTAATGTACGTTCTGTACCTAATCCGTATATTCCAAAATCATTAGTCATCTCCTCCCCGTCAGTTCCTAATAGCTGTCTTACTCTTTTATGAGTGTGTGTATTAGCATATGTCCAAGTTTTATTGTCGTCCCAATGTTTAGTCCTGCCTTTTCTTGTGTACTCATGCCAAGCAATCACCTTATGTGAGTGAAATAAATCATATCCGTGAGTGTAAGCTCGTACTGCTATAGATATCTCTTCACCATGGAAATAAAAATCAGGGTCATGAGGTACTTCCTCAACGAATTTACCTAAAGTAAATGCAAAGTGTGCTGAATAAAATCTTGAAGGGACTGGTTCTGTTGCTGATTCCCAATTTGGTATTGAAGCTGGAAGAAAGAATACTACTCCTTCGGGTGTGAACCTATCAAAATTCATTAACCACGGTTCATTTGATCTTCCTGCAGGATCATCTTCAGGGTTATATGAGGGTAAGTACCCGGTAATAAGAGGTTTTTTATGGTCTATTCTCTGCAGGTACCTTAACATTTTAATAAGTGAACTATCCCAACCTTGGGTGAACCTATGGTGAGAATCTAATTGAAAGGTATATTTTTCCCCTTTATATTCCTTTTGTATTTTATTCCTTGCCCAGCATGCTCCTTTTGAATCTTGATATGGTATAGTGAGTATAGTAACCCGCTTGTCATCTTGAAATTTATCTAAGTTATCCCACTGGTCATCTTTAGAAGTTTGCCAAGCAATAGTTACCCTTAAATTATCCGGATAATCTGCTTTTTCTAATAAATCAGTGAGGGTTGGGACTAGTTCGGGATCTCTATAAGATGCAATTTGAACAAAAATCGTATCTTCTGGTGTAATTAGATTTTCTTTATCCATAACTTCTTTATCTATTGTATTCCATTTTCCCTCAGGGCAAGCACCTTCAACAGGTGAGAAGACTTTGCCCTTTAATGCGCATCCACATACTCCGCATCTATTAATACCTAAATCAGTTTTTTTATGCTCACAAGAATTACAAATTTCAATTCTTTTTGCAGCTAAACTAGTCTGACTGCTATCTGGTTTAAAAGCAATATTCCAAGCTTTAAATATTTCTTCTATTTTATTCATAACAGTAACAGAGTATTAGCCATCGCATGATAGACAGTCTTCTGATGTTCTTGAACCAATATCTCCATTAATGACAGAATCAGTTCTTAGGTAATATAGTGTTTTTACCCCTAATTTCCAAGCTGTTTGGTGAACTAAGTTAATAAACTTAGGACTATCTGTTGGGTCAAAAGCTAAATTTAAAGATTGAGTCTGGTCTATGTATTTTTGACGAACTGCGGCTTGCTCTACTAATCCTAGCTGGTTTATTTCAGCAAAAGTTAAAAAGACTTCTTTATCCTCAACAGACATAACATCTTCGGGGAGATTAGCAACCGAGCCTCTATCTCTCATAATTTGATCCCATACTTCTTCAGTATTTGCTCCTTTTTCTTCTAAAAACAATTCTAAAGCTGGGTTTTTCCTGATGAAAGTTCCTTTGGCAGAATTAAATGTGTATACGTTAGCGGGAACTGGTTCAATTCCAGCGGATATACCGCCTACTAGTGTGCTATTTGATACTGTAGGTGCAATAGCAATTAAATGACTATTTCTCATACCCGTTCCTTTACACCATAAAGGTTCTCCGTATTCTTCAGCCAACTTTCTTGAAGCATCTTCTGCTTGTGACTTAATTTTAGAGAAAATTTGATGAGTATATGATGTTGCTGCAAGGGATACGAAAGGTATTCTTTCATTCTGCAAGAAGGTATGCCATCCTAATACTCCTAAACCAATTGCTCTTCCTTTTTTGGCTGATCTATTAGACCTAACTAATGAATCCTTACCATTTGTTTTAATTAAAAACTCTTCCATAACTCCGTCAAGGAAGTAAACCGCAGTTTCAATTAAATCTGTATTTTTCCATTCATGCCATTTAGTTATGTTAACTGAGGATAGACAGCAAATGAAGGAATGTTCTTCATCTGTATGTAATGTAATTTCAGAACATATATTTGTCATTGTTACATCCAGATTATTTCTTGTATATGCAGGAGGATTTGCATTATTTACGTTATCCTTAAACATAATATAAGGTTCTCCGGTTTCAACTCTAGATTTAAGTATTTCTACCCATAGCTCCATAGCTTCTGGATCTCTTCTATCTAGTTTCTGCATAAAGGTATCATCTATAACGATACACTGGTGTAGGTTTAGGCATTGTCTGTTTGGATCTCCCTTTGGTCTTCTAATTTGTAAAAATTCCTTAATATCGGGATGATTTATATCTAAATTAACAGATGCTGCTCCTCTTCTTACTGCTCCTTGATTGGTTGCAATGATTGTAGAATCGTAAATTTTAGCCCAAGGAATTACTCCTTCTGATTGTTCAGTTTCACCGGTGCCAATCTTTACTCCTCTTCCTCTTACTTTTGATAATCCAATTCCTACTCCACCGCCTAAAGATGTTAACCTCATTAACTCAGCATTTGTCAGGCCGATACCCCGAATTGAATCAGGAGTATCTATTCCAAAACACGAAATGGGTAAGCCACGGTCTGTACCGGTATTAGAGAGAACCGGAGAAGCTAAATTTAACCATCCTTTCCACATGTACCTAAAAAACTTTGATTCCAGATCAAGTCTATCCAATCTCTTAGCAACTGTAGATGCAACTCTTTTATACGCTGTTTTTGGAGTTTCATAAGGAAGTAAATACCCTTTTGATATTGTTGCTAGTGAAATTTCGTTCATCCAATCTGGATAATCCTTACCTGCCTCCCAATTGGAGGTGTCTATTATACTACTCATAAAATAATTTTATTTAAAATGCTGCGCTCCAATCCATATGACCCTTAGCGTAATTTGTAACTCTATTTGCAAAGAAATCTGTTTGCTGTTTGCCAGCTATAACTGCATCAAACCATTTCATAGTCTTCAATGCTCCTTTATCGATCTCTGATGATGGGATTAAAGGTTTTAGACCTAAATCGCCCATTTTAGTATTGACTCTATGCTTAATAAAGTTTTTAATTTCGTCTTTAGTAAGATTCTCTAAATCTCCCATCTCAAATACCTTGTCGATGAAATCAAACTCTAATTTAATAGCAAGTGTTGCTGCTACTCTAATATCCTCTTCTAACCTTTCGGTCTTAAATTCTGGATGTTCTTTCATTAAGGTTCTAAATAACCAACAGCCAGCTTCTGAGTGAAGTGATTCATCTCTCACAGACCATTCAACTATTTGTCCAACTCCTTTAAGAAGGTTTCTCATTTTAAATGAAAGTAACACTGCAAAGGATGAGAATAAGTTAACACCTTCTGTGAAGGCAGAAAAGATTGCGAGAGAAACAGCTCTTTGGTGCCAGTCTGGTTCTTCATGAGAATCCCTGACATCCATTAACGACTGTATTTTAGCCATCGTAGATTCATCTTCTAAAAATTCAGCAAAGTTATCTAACCCTAATTGTTCGTTTAGTAAAGAATAAGCTTCTGCGTGAATTGTTTCAAACGAACCAAAAGTAACACTCATTGCTATTACCTCTGGCTTTCTAAACCATTTAGTTACTAGACCTGTCCAGTAGTCATTAACTACTGTTTCTGTTTGTGCGAAACCCTTTAATATTCCTCCAATTAGGTTCTTTTCATGGGGTTTTAAGTTAGAACTCCAATCTGTTACGTCTTGTGCCATCGGCACTTCTGTGTGTAACCAGTGAGCTTGTTGTTGCTTTAACCAATAGTCAAATGCTTGTGGATATTCAAAAGGCTTGTAAACGACTCTTTCTTGTAGTAGGCTCATATATTAATAGGTAATTGTAAATTGAGATAAAAAAAATCCTCGGGTCTTATCTACAAGGCCGTCAAGGATGTAGAGATAAATATGGTATATATTCTAATTTAAAGCAAAATATATATTAAATTTTCTCAAATAATTTAGTTAATTTGGCTTGGGAGATAGAGAAGTTATCTTCTCCGTTAGGACCAAGTTCTTCAGATAAATCTGCTTTGCCTTGAAATTCAATATGACCATTGTTTGTATCCATTGTAACGTTATAAGTCATGCCGTCTTGGCCGTATCTATTTTTCATTACATGGACTCTTCCTGTACCAAGAACTTTATCTTCTTTTTGTCTAGATAAGGAAAGACAGAGGTCGGCGACCATCATTTTATCATAAGAACCGGCAGCTTTGTCACCTTCTATAATATTATCTTTGGCTCCCATTCGATTTACCTGTGAGGGAGTAAGGATTGGAATCTTTAACTCCTTAGCTAAACCTTTTGTAGCAATAAACACATCGTCAATTTCATCTTTGCGTTCTGCATATTTGCCTTTTGACGGTGCTCGGAGGTAATCAACATAATCTATAATTACCAGGTCAGGTTTATGTCCCATATCTACACACTTCTGTATATGAGATTTAATAGTATTGACAGTAGCATTTTTAGGGGCATACTCTTTTACAATTAACCTACCTTTTAACCCATTTACTACCTTTTCTACTTCTTTTCTATGATTATTGACTTCGTCAATTGAGTAACCTGTTAAGTAGCAGTCAAATCTTTTACCTACATAGTCTTCTCCTAATTCAAGGGTGTAAAAATTAACATTATGACCTGATTTAACAGCATGTGCTGCTGCAGCTACCATAGTCCAGGATTTACCTCCTCCGGGGTTACCGAACATTATAATTAAATCTCCAGGACCCCAACCACCTTGTATAGCATCATTAAGTATAGGCCAAGGTGAAGGAATTGTAGGTCTATAGTCTTCTCTGTATCTAGTTTCGATATCAACATTATACTCATGGCCTATATTTTTATCCATACCGGCTTTCATAGCACGTTCGATCATGTCTCTAATGCCGTCGAAGTCACCTTCTTTAAGTAGGTCTGCTGATGCTAGAATTGCTCCTTTCATTTCTTGGTTTTTACAGAAAGTAGCAAACTCTTCTTGTATGTACTTTAAATCATCTTGAGAGGCTTGGTATGAATTTCTCAATTCTTCTTTTAAAGCAACCTGTAGTACATCATTTTCTACTTTTTGAAGTTCTACTTTAAGAACATCCATAGTAATAGTTGTATGGTACTTATCAAAATAATTTACAGTCTGGTTGACTATCCACTTATGTGCATCAGAATCAAAGTAATCATCTCTTAGTACATCACGTACATTGAGAAGAAAAGTTTTGTCTGTTAATAGGGAACCAAGTACTTTGAGTTGGAATCCTTTTCCGTATGAATTTAGCTTTTGTAATGTCATATAAAACCTATTTTTTAATAACCGTTAGTCCTCTAAAATTTTCTAACCAAGATTCTGTATTCTTAGTTATCCCTTCGATCTTGTCGTGTTGTAACATGTGGAGGAAAGCACCTGTTTCAAGACCTCTAACTTCTTCCTTCAATACGTTAAATATATGAAGAATTTCGTTCTCATCCAACACTGTCTCATGAAGATTCATTAATTCGTAGTTTCTTTCTACTTGAGACCATTCATGAATGATTTTTGGGAAAATTTTCTTACCGTCTAAATTCTTTTCACACACTGAGTATATGTAGTCTAGTGAGGATATTTTATCGTTAAGAAGGTCTGGGAATGCAGATATTATTGTCTTCATACCCAAACCTTTAATACCCGCTAGATTGTCTGAGTTATCACCTAATAGTGCTTTAACTATGTTGTAATTTTGAGGTGGTACTTGTAGCTCCTCAGTTATATTCTCATGAGTAAAAACTTTCTTTTTTACCGGTGCATACACCTCAATATACTCATTAACTAGTTGCAAGAAGTCTTTATCGGACGATACTATAGTACATTTTTTGCTATTAGCGGAAAACTTATTAGCTAGATATGCAATAACATCATCAGCTTCTAGTTTTTCTATCATTATTTGCTGTACAGGTAGTAATTCTATATAATCTTGAGTTCTAAATAATTGAGCAATTAAAGCTTCCGTTTCTTCTGCTTTGTTATCATAAAGGCCCCAATGAGTAATTCTAGTATTAGCTCTCTGGGCCTTATAATTTGGATCAATATTCTTTCTATTTGCAGAACCTCCTTTACCGTCCCATACCACAACGACTCTTGTTGGGTCAAATATACGTGTCACATAAGCGAGTGATCTTAAAAACCCTATCAGACCACCAACGTGGTGGCCTTCAGGATTCATAGATTTGATTAGTGAGAAACTACGAATAAGCATATTCATGGCATCTATAATCAGTATGTGATCGTTTATTTCTCGGGGTGGGCTTTCTTTTAGGTTGTCTACTAATTTGGAGTAGTCCTTCATGAATCTAATATCCCCGGACTAATTGCTACATCCTCGAGTTCGTCTCCTTCTTCTATTAAGTCAAAGTCTATACTCCCTACTAGTTTTAACCAGTGCTCTTTATGAGTGTCCCTATACTTATCGATAGCTTTTTTATCGTCGGGTATAAATCCATGCGATGTCATTACAACTTTACCTCTTGACTGAACACCCCCGATATGGTTCTTTTCAATCTGAATATTAGTCCTCTTGGCAAATTCAACTTGAAGTCCATCTTTTACAGCTTTAATCTTAGAAGTACCAGGATTAGTTATATTTCCAAAAGTAATTACCAATGTAGCATCATACCACATCGACATACCTCCTTTATTCTGTAACTTAGGCATACCCATAGGATGTTCTGGTTTCATAGTCCAAACTTTATTAATCGCTACTAACGTATTGGTATAGGGGGAATTTTCTTTACGTGATAGTAGAATTTTTTGATTAAGGTTGTTACCAAATTGGGTGGACATTGCGCCTGCATTCCATTCATTATTATTCTTATTAGAACGTACTGATAGGTCACAAGGTATAGAACCGATTGAATCCCAGAAGAAGCACATATCAAAAGGTAGGTTACCTTTAGCCTGTTCATCCATTAAATCAGCCATATGTACTGCTACCTCTTCGATGGTATTTAATGAACCTCTATCTGCATATAAGAAATGACCTTCGTAGTCTGTTACAACTCCGTTCGCATCTTTTACTTCATCAAACTCTAGTCCCATCTCTTTAGCATGGTACCAAGACCATTTCATTTCGGAGATAATGAAAACCGGTAGTATACCTGCTTTCTGAGCGTTCACAGCAGCTTCTAGCAGGGCAGTTGTCTTACCGGTATCACTATGACCTCTTAATAAGGTGATGTGTCCAGTAGGTATACCCGGTAAAGAAGTAATATCTTGGAATGCTTGCGATAAAGGTATCCATCCCTGCTCTTTAAATTTTACAGAAGATTGTGAAAAACCTTTTTTCTTTTTAAAATTTCCAAGATTGAAGTTACTTCTAACTGCTTTGCTTGCTTTTTCTTGAGTATCTTTACTTTTAGCCATTATTCGCTAAATAAGTCGTCAAAACTGTCTGTAGTAGTCTTACCTGTAGAGGATGCTGTTTCTAAGGTGAAATCAGTTTTCTTCTGAGTTACAGCATTCGTTGGAGTACTATTAGTACTACTATCACCAGTAGATGTGGTAGGTTGAGCACTGTCGGCAGACCCCGGAGTAAGATGTTCTTGAAGAGCTTTTTTAATGTACTCATAATCATATTGTCTATGTACTTCTGTAGGATTAGGTTGAGTCTTTAACCAAGCATCAACTAATTCGTTATTATCCGATAAGGATGTTTGTTTTGGTTTGATACGGACAGTTGTAACTGGGTAAGGATTGCCTGTAGCCATTTCAACTACTAAGTCCCAACCATTCATTACATCAGTAAAGTCTCCTACGTCCTCATCTTCAGCTAAAGCTAATAAAGCTTTATATATGGTGACTCCAAATCCCCAAAGTCTAACTCCTTTATCTTCTTCTCCTCTTACAACTACAGGAGCAAATACACGAGTTTTAGGTTGCAGTTTTCCTGATAGAGACCAATTGTCTTTATCATTAGTTTTCCGTAATTCCTTAACAAACTCTTCAATAGGGTCTTGCTTACCAAAGTTTGATAAAGCGACCATCGGAAATCTACCGACACCGTAGTGGAAAGTTAATTCTTTAAAAGGAAATGCAGGATCAAAAGCAGAAGGAACGATGCGAACCGTTTGCTTTCCTAATTCGGGTTTCCAAAAAATTGTGGAATAGTCTGTCTTTTCTTCTTGACGACCATTATTATTTAAGGCCTCTAGCTTAGCCTTGATAGCATTCAAATCCATAATATAACATTTAGGTTAAAACTTATTTTAATATAATATAAGAAATTATTATCAAACTACCAACTATAGTTCAATAATTTGGTGTAGTTTTGTGTTGACTCGTCTTAACTCCGGGCCTTTTGTTAATAGTATACAGTTTGTATAGTCGCTCCAGTTAACTCTAAAGGAGGAATCAAGCTGTCCGTTGTTTAACCCTTTAATTAAGGTATTAAGAGCATTTATAGTGTAAAGAGTATTCGATTCTTTTTTTCTATGTACTAAGATTGTATTTTCTAGAAAATTAGAAACATTTCCAAAATCTACATTATATGTACAGATGTATTCATCTTGACTTTTTGAATAAAGAACAAAAATTTTATTATATATAATTTTGTACCTACTCTTTATAGTAGAAAGTACTTCCTCCAGCTGATTTTCAGTTGAAAAAGTACAGAACAGTTTATTACTCATATCTTCACTTAAGTATAAATCGTCGATATCGTAATCGAACGTAGGGCTTATAACATTTGGCATTGTATATAAATATTAAACTGTTTTATAAAACTAAACTTTGACTGTATTTAAACTTAACTGGATATTTATTTGTTTCTTCTAGTATTAGTTTTAGGTCTTCTAGTGTATTTTTACCGTCTTCTTTACTAAAATCAAATAATATTGCATCGTAGGTATATAAAGCTACTTTAGTCTTTTTGTCCTTTAAGTACCTTAATACATTCTTTAATATAACTATATTTCTTGAGGTTTCCAAGCTTTGCATCATATAATTCATTAATTTAGCAGGATGCATGTCTTTTAGGGCTTTTGTAAAAGGTTTTGAGCTATGTGCATTGAGTACAACACCAGTTTTTTCGTACTGTTCCCACATATCGTCAATATACCTCTGTATTAGTTTGAATATTTCTAAATTTCGATGTTGATCAGGTATTTTTCCATAAATTGCCTGAAAGTTTATTTGTTTTGCTTCTAAGTATTGCTCTTCGGTGATATCTTCGGTTCCAAAATAGTTTTTAGCTAATTGTTTATGTGCTGATTCTGATGTTAGAGAGAAGTTAATCTGCTCACATAAAAGACGGAGATGATAACCGTCAAAATCAAACTCAACAAAGAAATCATTCTGCGGTTTGAAGCATTTCCTGTGTTCTTCAGTTTTAGGTATTGCAGCAAAATTAACACTGTTAAAGGAATTAGTAGGTCTGGATGTTGCATTATATAGGTTGTATGAAGTGAATACTACGTTATCTGTAATACTATATTCGGGTTGACGAGGGGAAAGTAAATCTTTAAATGCTTGGTAATGTATTCCAAGTCCTGTTTGCTCTATTAAAAAGAATACATTTGTGGCTGTTGTATTATAATACTCAAACCCCGTGGGTATTTCTAGATTAAAGTACTTTTCTAGGTAAGTACAGTTATTGTCACATTTTTGATGTAGTATAGAAATAGGAATTAAGTGATTGATATTCTTAAACTCACTGAATTTATTATAAAACCAATTAACGGTATTATTTTTTGTTGGTATCTCTAACCTTTCGTACTTCACCATGGAATACAACAGTGAAAGATCTATTGCATGCTGTATATTAAAGTGGTAGAGTGCATTCTTTTTGTCTAATACATAAAGTGTTCGGTAGGCAGAAAGAATATCAGAGACACGTTCTTTTGTTACATTAAGACCCTCTTCATGATTGATTGGTACTATGTAACCCTCCTTATGGTCTGTAGGTTTAATATATACAGCTACTGTGGTGGTGAGCTTTGGATGATATAGGTCGTGAGAGGATATAACCTCAACATAACCGCCTTTACTTCCGTAATTTTTTAGGAGCGTTAATTGCTCTTCTGATTCTACTATATAAAACACTTAGATAACCTTTTCATTAAATATAATGAAAATAATCTAATTTACAAACTGATCGTATGATTTTATAAAGTTTTTTATTCCTATTACAGTTTTTTCTGCGGCTTCTACAGCTTCTTTATTTTTTTGAGAAGCTCCGATATACGTATACCCGTTTCTCTTTATGTTTTCGGCAGGTGCTTTAATAATCCACTTTAATGTAATCCCTATGGTATAGGATTCTTTCAACATCTCTATGTACTTCTTGTTTTTTACCTCAATGATATTTCTGGTTATTTTATCTTGAAGAAAGTACCTAAGGAAATATCCGTTGGTTATGTCAGTAGAGTCTACAAGTATGTCTTGTTTTACTGTTTTACTATTTGGAATAATTACAGAATCTATTTTCCTGTTACTGACTATAGCTGCTCGATCTACAATAGTAGATGCAAGGGGCTGAAACATAAGTTTCTTACTAGGTTTATTTGTAGTCTCAGTAACAGGTACCAGTAGTGTATTTTTATCGGAGGGTTCCTTACCTGTAAATACTTGTTTTTTATACGTCTCAAAGCACCATCCAACATACCGCTTACCGTTGGGTAAGTTAAAATCATACCCTTGGGTATATTTTGGTTTGCTGTATTTTGATTTAGGTAGGTACATACTGTATTAACTAGTAATTGGTTTTAAAATATTTTCAAAAGCTACTTCTAAGCTTTCATCATTACTGTTTTTTTCGAATTTTTTAGAAACAATCATCTGTGTTTGAATTCCTGTAACCCAGCGATTATTTTTTATAGAATGGTCAATATGGGTAACTAAAAATGCAATAGTACCTCTGTACCTTTTAGGCATAATACTATCCGGTACAGTAAAAGCTTGTCCGATTTTTATACCTGATATTCCTGCCATAGAGAACGATAATTCAAATGGTATTAGTCCTCCGGGATTTGTTTCTTCAAATTTAGTTTCTATTTGGGAAGCTTTTGTCATTAAGAATTTATGAACTGGTATTTTGCTAGCAATATCAGATCGAGTAATATTACAGGTATGTTCATCTTGGGCACTATTAACAGTCTTAACCCAATCTAAAAAGCCTTTAATATCCGCAATTGGTGTTTCTAACTCCTTAGTTTCCTCTTCAGGTTTTGATCCTATAAATTTAGTTTTTAAGTGCCTATCTTGTAGACCTGATCCCCATGTCTGTATATTTAAAATATCTAATCCTGCATTAGTTGAAGAGGCTTGTGCTCCTATGGCTATCATAGAGCTGATATTTGCACTAACTTTTGAGGTAAATGATAAATTTTCAAGCATACTATTTAAACCTACTAGATCAATGTTAGAATCTACTAAATCCTCCTTTGAAGGTGTAATCTTTCTATCGACAATGTAGTAATTAGATTCTTCCTCTGCAAAATGTATATCTAAATCGTTTATATACCCTAAATTTTCATTCACCCCTCTTAGTATTGTTTGAACAAAGTTTAGCACAGTTTTCTCACTACTTTCTGAGGTAATTTGGAAGCAGTCTAGAATGTAGTTGATATTTAAATATATATTTAAAATCTCTT